AGTAAACGCAGGCACTGACCCGCGCTCTGATGAATATTACGAGCAGATTGATGCTCGCGTACGCTCAAAGTTCCCCGAAGTTTTTGGCGAACCTGAGAAAAAACCTGTAGATGCCAGAAGGCCCTCCACTGTTGTAGCGCCTGCGTCGCGTTCAACGACTGCAGGTAAAGTCAAACTTACCACGACTCAATTGAATCTGGCTAAGAAATTTGGACTAACCCCACAACAATACGCTGCGCAAGTGGCAAAACTGGAGAACTGAAATGGCTGACACAAAAATTAACCGTGACTTAACTACACGCGAAAAATCTGCTCGTACTGTATACAAACCAGCGAGCACCTTGCCTGACCCTACTCCCGAACCCGGCTATGGTTTCCGTTACATCATGACGCACATACTCGGTAAGGCAGATCACACTCGCTTGTCCCGCATGAGACGAGATGGGTGGGAACCGGTCAAGGCGGCTGACCATCCTGAGTTAATGATTGAAGGTAATGCCGAAGGCAACGTTGAAATTCAAGGGTTGATACTCTGTAAAAACTCAATTGAAAACATCAAAGCCTATGATGAGTATTATGCAAAACAAGCAGCAGATCAGATGGACTCAGTCGACAACAGTTTCATGAAAGACAATGATCCAAGAATGCGTAAGTTCTCAGAGCGCACCTCTAGCACTACCCGCGGACTTGGATTTGGTGCAGGTTCTAAGTAAATTTTTTTAGGAGTCCTTAAATGGCTTACCCAATCGTTTCAGCCCCTTACGGGTTTAAAGCGGTCAGTGAGTTCGGTGGTCTACCCTATGCTGGTTCTACCCGCATGTATCCCATCGCCACTGGCTACTCTACCAACTTGTTCAATGGTGACATTGTTCAGTTGTCTGGTGGTACTATCGTTGCCACTACTATGTCTGCTGCCTCTTCTCCTGCTACTCCAGTAGCCGGTACATTGGGCATCTTCGTTGGCGCAGAGTACACAAACTCTTCAAGCCAAATCGTTCGCGGTCAATACTGGCCCGCCAGCACATCATCTAACTACGCAGTTGGATATGTGATTGACGATCCCCGTACCGTGTTCAAAGCTGCTGTTGTTGCGCAAGGTACTTCCTTGTCTAACACTGCTTCTACAATCGGCTATGTGAACGCCACTTTCATTGGTACTAACATGTATGCCATCACTGGTACTGCTGGTAGCACCATTACGGGTGACTCCGCAATGGCCGTGTCTGGTGCAGTTGTTTCTTCTGGTACTTCTGGTAACACACGTATTGCAACACTGTTGCCTTGGCGCGTTGTTGGTATTGTGCCTGACACAGCCGTTACAGTTACAGCTACTGCTTCTACTTCTGGTTCAAGCACAACTGTTACATTGACTGCTGCTAACTCAGCCATCCAACCCGGTATGCAATTGATCGCTCCCGGAGGCACAGGTTCTGCACAAGGTAACTACATCTCTGTTGTTACAGTGTCTGGAACTACCGTGACTGTAAACAGCGCCGTTACTTTGGCCGCTGGTTCTGCAGTTTCTTTCGTTGGTTATCCCGAAGTATTGGTCACATGGAATGCTACATTCCAAGGCATGACTAACACTGCTGGTGTATAAGGAGTAATTTAAAATGGCTATTTCACGCGCACAACTATTAAAAGAACTCCTTCCCGGATTGAACGCATTGTTCGGTTTGGAGTACGCCCGCTACGGCGAAGAGCATAAAGAAATCTACGAGACAGAGAAATCTGAGCGTAGCTTCGAAGAAGAGACCAAACTCTCTGGTTTCTCCGCTGCTCCAGTCAAGCCCGAGGGCACAGCATTGTCATATGACAATGCACAGGAAGCTTTCACAGCTCGTTATAACCACGAGACCATTGCTCTTGGATTCTCAATCACTGAAGAGGCGATTGAGGATAACTTGTACGACAGCTTGTCTGCTCGTTACACCAAGGGTCTTGCTCGCGCTATGGCTTATACCAAGCAAGTTAAAGCTGCAGCAGTTTTGAACAACGGCTTCAACGCTACCATCGTTGGTGGTGACGGACAACCTTTGTTCTCTACAGCTCACCCCTTGATCTCTGGTGGCACCAACGCCAACACTCCTTCTACTCCTGCTGACTTGAACGAAACTTCTCTTGAGAATGCCGTTATTCAAATCGCTGCATGGACAGATGAGCGTGGCCTCTTGATTGCCGCACGTCCCAAGAAACTCATTGTTCCCCCAGCATTGATGTTCGTTGCTACTCGCCTCTTAGAGACAGAGTTGCGCGTTGGTACAAACAACAACGACATTAACGCATTGAAGAACAATGGTTCCATCCCCGAGGGTTACACTGTCAACCACTTCTTGACAGCTCCCAACGCATGGTTCTTGACTACTGACGTGCCAAACGGTATGAAGCACTTTGAGCGTGTACCACTCCAAAACTCAATGGATGGAGACTTCGACACAGGCAATGTGCGTTACAAATCTCGTGAGCGTTATAGCTTTGGCTATTCCGACCCACTCGGTATGTACGCATCATACTAAAATCAAGCATTTAGCTAGATTTGAAGGGCCCTTCGGGGCCCTTTTCTTTTGTTTAAACTTGTGATACAATTACCTGTAACTAAGTCACAGGAGTATTAAATGGATTACCCAAGCACAAGAGAAGAAGCAAAGAAAACCGGCAGTAAGTACTATTTCACTGGACACCCTTGCAAACACGGACATATAGCTTTGCGCAAAACCAAAGGCGCATGTGTTGAGTGTTTAAAAGTTGAGTGGACCAAAGGCAATGAGACACGGGCAGAGTACTTTAAACAATACAACCAACGTGAAGACGTAAAAGATAAAAAGAATGAATGGTATTTAGAACACAAAGAACAAGTAATAGATGCGGCAAAAACACGTCCAATAGAAGTCAAACGTGAATACCAAAAAGCATGGAAAGAACGGAACATAACATGGGTACGCGCTGATACAAAAGCACGCAGACGCAAACATAGAAACGCCACACCCAAATGGCTAACCAAAAAAGAAAAAGCTGAAATCCGCGAACTTTATAAAATTGCTATAACCATGTCTAAAACAACTGGAGAACAATATGTAGTTGACCATATTGTTCCTTTGCGGGGTGATGGTGTTTGCGGGCTCCACGTACCTTGGAACTTACGTGTTATAACCCAAGAAGAGAACCTAAAGAAGTCAAACAAACTAATTTGATTTGTCACAATGTTTCAGTAAGATGAGGTTGCAGCACCCCTGACTGCATAAATTTTTGGAGCACAAAATGTTTACTTTTAGTATTGAATCAGACGTGACAGGATCAGCGATCAGTTTTAAATCAAGCAACTTGGAAGTCATTACTAGACTCATGACACTCGTGGGCAATGTAGCAGATGCCGAGTTGGATGATGCCGAAGAAGTTGAAGAAATTGGCGGTATTGAAGTTGAGGAACTTGAGTTTGACGACGAAGGTTTTGCTTGGTGGTATGACGCCGACTATGATGAGTGGTACTGGTATAACGAAGAGGAAGACCTCTGGGAAGAAGCCGAGTACGAAGAAGATGCAGAAGACGAAGAGTCTGACGCTGAGTGATCTAGGGGGCTACGGCCCCCATTTTTTTACGTCTCTTTTTCTGTAATGCGTTTTGCAATTCGTAGTGCAATATCCTGTGGCAGTTGGAACAAAGCACAATACATTTTTTAACTTCTTCAAAAGCCTTTTTGTAAGATCCCATACGCGCCCACTCATGTACGCCTTTGATTTTGGTCTTTGGGTCTACGTGGTGAAAGTCAATAACGGCGGGGTGTTTGAACCCGCATTGAACGCAAGATAGCGTGTTTTTAAATTCTTTCCACGCTTTTTTCTTGTCTTGATTTGATTTAACTAAGCGTTTATCCCCAGCGGCTTTATTTTTTTCGTAGTGCTTTTTGGAGTATTCTTTGTGCTTGGCTTTGCGAACTTCAGGGTCTTTATACGGCATGGAGTATCTTCTTTCTCCAGTACAAAGTGCCCTTTGCACCCCAAGGTTCAGTGGGGTTGAACATCTTAAAACCAGAACCAATTAAATTATTTGCAGATGCAGGGTTATCGTATGTATCCGATATAACCCAATTCATTCCCAGCGCCCGTGCCTTTTGTAGCCGTACCCGAATAAGTTTTTTTTGCAGTCCATGCCCACGATGGGCGTTAAGAACTCCAGCACGACACAGGTACATGCAATCAATCCAACGAGTAGAAGGAACCATCCCACAGAAACCAGCCAAATTACCGGACTCAGTATAAAGAATCCACCAGTGGCCATAGTGAGTCGCATGTAGGGTATCTCCGGGTAGACAGGTTTTTTGAAGGTGACGAAGCTGCTCTTGTATGCCAAGATTTGTAGTATCAACTTGACGAGCGCTATAGTTCATGCACCTGAATGTAACTTTTTCAAATGACAACTAAATTACTGTTGACATCTTAACAGAATCGTGTATATTAAGGGCTATCTAGGTTTTTTCTCTTGCCGGCAGCCCGCCTAGGGG